TGTGGGCTGGCATGCGCCGCGAGTTAGGGGCCTGTGAACGCCTCGTCAGATGGATACACGGAATTAGGCTCCAGTTATCGCGTCGCATCACTGCCGTCCACCATACCGGAGTGGTCACGACTGACATAGTCCGCAACATCATGATTGAACCCCTGTGCAACCTAGCCGATGGGTGCGCAGTGGTGGTGCGGGACACCATGGGCATCCCACGAAGCAGACCGGACCCCGCCTGGACCAGCGTCTTCACCGTGGGGGACTACAGGCTTAAACGCATGTCAAGAGACAATGATACTATCCGTTACGCCCTCCGCAAACGACTGGTGGAGTTTCCATCCCACTGCCCAGCCTGGAATCAAGTGGCGCGTAATTCACATTTCAGTGTGGAAAACTTAGCACCACTTGAGCCGGTGCAGTGGCTGGAACACTTTTATGGGCGGTTCGAAGATAGGAACAAGGTTGCCGACTGGACCCGGGCCATCCAAGGCATGGCAGAGTTCGATACCAAGCGTCTCAGGGACCCAAGCGCAGTTCCGCAGTTGGTCGCCTTTTCCAAAGAGGAGCCCTACATGAAGTACACAAAGGTAAAACCCCGAGTGATCTTTGATTTCCGAGACAAACGTTGGGTCCTCCGGGAAGCTGTCTTCACGTCCCGGTACGTTATGAAGTGGAAACACGATGTGAAGACCAACATAGAGAACCAACGCTGCGACCTGTCACCCGTCATTTATACTCCGGGTCTCACACCTGGCGAGGTCTCTGAATGGCTCCACTACTGGACCTTCGAGCGCAAATTCGATTGTCGCGTGGAAGGGGACTGTTCGTCGTTCGACGGTCACAATTGTGTCGAAAGCCACAACCTCTTCATCGATTTTGCCAAACGCGCTGGAGCCGACACGCTCACCTTAAGGGACTTGCTCGCAATGAAGACAGTCGAGATAGAAACACCCGATGGCAGCCTCAAAATTAGGATGAGTGGCAAAGTGTGGTCCGGACAGCCAGCAACTTCACTGAAAGACTCAATCGTGGTGGGCCACCTTATCACCCACATTTTGCAGCCATTCGTTCTGGGGGTAGACTACTCCCTAATGGTGTGTGGCGATGACACGCTCATCCTTTGTGGCACCCAAATGCTACGCCGCGTGCGCTCTGCAGAATTCGACTTGGCAACCAGAGCATCGCGCCTTGGACACGACCTAGAGGTTAAGTACTACACTAAACGTAGCATGTACCAGGCCACATATTGTAGCAAACGCACGGTTTTCTACCTCACAGGCGAATCCAGCCAATCTCCCATGCTTGGCCGTCTCATGATTAAGTTCGGCCAAGTTCCTCACGAGATCACGGACTACGTGGCGTGGATGGCTCCACAGATGCGAGAACTGGTGCTCCATTCTGCCTGCCCGTACGTGAGGAGTTGGGCTCAAAGATGGTGTGACACCATGGCTATAACTTTTGACGTCGGGCCATGCGTACCACTGGGGACGGAGTGCATGGCCGTTCCCTACGGCATAACAGTGGACGACTGGGAGAACTATCTACGCCTACATCCGCCCCGTAGCGACGGGGTGTGGCACCTTCCACTCGATCACGTCACCTCAAGGATCATACAAACTGATGTGGGTGATCTGGAGCAACCGACCGAGGAGCAAAACGTCTACATGGTTCCCAATCTGAATCCGAGCGCGGGAGTTGTCCAGTGGTTTGCTGGGAAGTACTATGCTTACAAAAATCGTCGCAACGCAGCAAGGCGCGCACCCACCCACAGAGAATGGCTGGAACGGTGTGAACAGCCATCCAGCCTATACTTCTAAATGCGCGTCCGGTTAGCCCTAAGACAGTGAGTTGCGCCACTGGCCAGGCGAGCACTACCCTCCACGGGGTTTCTCAAGCACTCGGCGCGAGATGTAGTACCACCGGTGGCCGAGCACCAGGAACTCCTGCGTGGACAGGAATCCCAATTACCAAACAATTTCAATGTCAAGAAAATCTTTGAAGTCCAGCCCGTTCCTCATAACGGCACTGGACCCTTACCACGACGCATCATACCGGCTAGAAGGAATGCCGGATGAGTCCGTCAATCCGTCATTCGTCAGGCAGTTCCGTGACAGGAAAACCGTCACCAAACCCGTCGCAGTCGGCGCAGGATCTTGGGACGTTTGGGTCATCAGCACCCCCTTTCTGTCTCATGACACAGCTGCACTTGGAACTCTCCAGCGGACTAGCTTCACTACCAGTGCCACGATCTCCTCTGGAACTGTGTGTGGTCCCTACCTCATTTGCCCTGTTCCAGCTGGGCAGAGTTGGTCTTGGGCTATAGACAATGGCACTGCGCAGAGCTTAGGCGCATTCGCAGAGTCATATGAAGTGATGCGGCAGATAGGAGCAGCATTTGAGGTGACTAATACCACCGCGGAGTTGTACAAGCAAGGAGAGTGTATTGTTTACAGGGCTCCTGAATGTGAGCAAGTATCCTTTCGTCCATTGGCTGCTGCGTACACAAACGTTCCCACCTTGAGCGGAATTCACTTGCACCCTGCCACCGTAGCTGGAGTTCAAACGCTTTTGGGCACCATCAACTACCCCGCTGAGAAAGGGGCCCTGGTGGTCGCTACCCAAAACGTCCCCTGCCCTTATAATCGCTACACTAGCAATTATGTTCCATGTTTGTCAGGGGGCTTCACAACGAGTGGCTACTTTCCAGTAGCTCCCATCACCTTCGCGGCTATTGACGTGGCGGCCAGCAACACCAGACCTCACGGGGCCGTGTTCACTGGTCTCAGTGATCAGTCTACATTCACAGTCACATGCAGGATCAACGCTGAAGTTTCACCCAACCCTCTCAGCGTAGATGCATACCTGGCTTCCAAACCACCTTCTCTCAATCCTCGCCTGCTACAGATCTATCAAAATGTAGCAATGGCCATGCCAACGGGCGTGCCAGTCTCCGACAATGCATCCGGCGACTGGTTTAGGATGGTTGAGAAGCTTGCACACGCGGCATATCCACAGTATTCACCGCTGATCAGCATAGGTGCAAGTCTTGCACGGCGATACATGAACCCTAGAAAAACTCAGGATGAGAAGAAGAACAATCAGGCTTTAAGACAGGCACTAGCAGTTACAAGCAAATTGGTTAACAATCCCACCATTCGCGTCATGCCGAAGCGAGGAAACCTTAGACCAAAAGTCTTGTATTCTGCACCAACCCGTCGAAACATTAACAAGCGCGATGAACTTTAGTCTGAAAGTGTTGTACATGTTTGTGGGCGAAAAGTGCACCAAATCCAAATTGTGGAAGGTGTTACGAAAAGCCAGTTGCATGATTAAGTGTAGTAGTGACAAACAAGCATACTCACCCTCTGGATCCAATGGATCACAGCCACGAATCGGAAATCAATAAAACTACAAAGAATGCCGAAGGCAGGCC